GCTTATATTCCCCATTATTTCTCTGTTCTCTTTATGCATCTTTCCTACATCCGAAACCAATTTATCCAGCTTACTTTCATATGCTCCAATCCTTTGATTTGTTCTAACTAAATCCCTATAACTATCCCCCTCCATTCTAGACCTTATATCAATTAATTCACTAAGAGTTGTTGATTGATGTTGATCATAATCTTTAAATTGTTGTTTTTGTACCTCTAATAGTTGATCTTGTAGAAAAGCCAACTTATCCTGTTTTGTTTTAGTAGAGTTTGTGAGGTAAGTAGTGTATGCGACGGTGAGAATGACCCCTCCAGACATAAATGATAAAATAAATAAAAATACTTCCATGTGGTTACTGATTTTAATTAATAGATTTGATTATATATAACTTGTTCGACTGTTAAGTCTCGTTTGTATTCACCTTTTTCATATAATGCCAATGTTGGATAAAATGGAATCGTTTTTGGGTAATATTTTATGGATGTTAGGTGCTTTATAGCATTAACAACTACTATAGGATCTTCTCCTGGAGTATTTGGTAATTGTTTTTTTAACCTATCGCACATCCCACAACCCTCTTTGGAAAACATTACTAGTAGTTTACCTTCCGTAAAATAATCCACAAGATTATCTTGTTTCAATTCTATCATTTTCGACATATGCCCCAATATACGAACAATTATGTGGTATCCCAAATTATCTTTCGTATTTTATCGATGTATTGTTAGGTAATATATACGTATCGATATATGCGTTATTGTAAAGGAGAAGAAGAGTTTAGCTCCGCAAATATAAATTAAATAATATGAAAAGATCATTAAGATTTAGAATACCCGATGATTGGGGTTATTATGGAAACAACCATTATATAGGACTTAATTTTTTAGGTTTTCAACTTCACGGAATGTTTCAAGGTAGGGAAAATTGTAAAATGCTTGAAATTGGAACATATAAAGGAGAAGGAGCCCATATTTTTGCTTCATTAGGTATATTTAGTGAAATACATACTATTGATCCTTGGGAAGGAGAAGAACGAGCTTTAGTAGACTTTAATGAAACTTGGAGTGATGTTAAAAAGGAGTATTGGACTAATGTAAGACAATTTAGAGACATAATTCATCACCATAAAGACTATAGCTATAATATGGTTGATAAATTTGCTGATGGATATTTTGATTTTATTTATATAGATGCTAACCATACTTACGAAAGTGTTAGTAGAGATATTGAGGATTGGTTACCTAAAACTAATCTTTTAATAGGTGGGCATGATTATCAAGATGAATGGCCAGGTGTTATTAAAGCTGTTAATGATAAGTTTAAACGTCCTGATCAAACCTTTCAGGACACAAGTTGGTTATTTAGGATTAAAGATTAATATTTATAATAAACATTTTTTATGAAATTACTTATTTTATCTCATCCGTATAACGGAGCTTGTAATTTTGCTGCCGCTGTTGCAGCTGATTTAGGTCACAATTATTTTCAACTTCCATTAGATAACGAAGTTCCTAAAAAACAATATTTAGATGGTAATGAATACGATATACCTAAAGGAATGGCTCCTCAAACCCATGGCCTTGAAGGATATAATTATCCCGATGAAATACCTATTAACACTGTTGTAACCCACTTTGTTGAATGGTTTAAATTACCAGGGAATCTAAATGAAGATCAATTTTTAGCCGCATTTATTCCTAAATTTGATAAAGTATTGATTATAAGAAGTAATGATATTGAATTTAATTGGAAAAGTCACTGTGCTGGTTTAGCAAAAGAACATAAAAACAACTATTGGTGGAAGAAATTTAATTTAGAACATGCAGTACACCCATATGAAGATGATATGATGGATCTTGCTATATATAATAAACATATGAATGCTCATAGTTTTTTAGTTAATTTTACTAATAATAATTCTTATCCTAACGTTACATCTGAAGAACTATATAACAATTGGGATGAAAGTTCTTTTGGAGCAATGATTAATTCTTTTGATATTGGTTTGAATGGATTACTTAAAGATGGTGATAATAATCATGTTTATAAAACCATTTGGGGTGAAGTTACTATGTGTCATTTAAATCAAGGTTGGAGATGGTAAAAAAATAAAAGTTATGGATTTTGGTGTAGATAAAATTTATGTAATTAATCTAAAAAGACATCATTTACGTAGAAAAAATATTAAAGAACAAAGTAAAGAGTGGGGGTTCCAATATGAACTTATAGAAGGCATTGATAATGCTGATAAACGCGAAGACTTAGAGTTTTTTAAAAATATTAATAACGTATTTTGGGATCCTGCTGGTAGATGTACTTTAGCTATTTTATGTTGTGCGATGTCACATCGAAAAGCATATAAAGCATTTTTAGACTCAGGCGCGGAAACCGCGTTATTTTTAGAAGATGATGTTGAAGTTACTGGGCGTATATATGAGTATGATTTTAATGCTATAAGAAACGAGTTAGACACATTAGATTGGGGAGTATGTTGGTATGGTAAATACATAGAACATATTTTTACACGTGATAAAGCTAGTAAACATTTATATAACGCTGAATACCATCATGGTGGGCAATATGCTGGACATTCTTATGTTTTAAATCGTAAAAGCGCCCAATGGTTCTATGATAATACAGAAAAGATTAAATATGCTGCTGATCTTAGACTAGAATTTTCTCCTTTTAAACATCTTACTGTTAATAAATCCATATTTGTTCAAAAACATATACATCACTATGTTGATAATATATGGGTTGAAAAAGAATTTATGCATTATACCCTAGAAGACTCTACAGGGTGGGATGGTAAAACACACATTTCACAATTTATGAAACCTAAAAGTTTTAATAGAGCGGAAAGAGGCTTTAAAGATAAAGTGCTCCATGGTTGGGAATTTTTCTTTTAATATTTATAATAAACATTTAACATGGCAATAGTATATCAAGAATCATTTTCTGCATCATTAGATGATAATTTAGCTCAAAAAGCAATGCCTCTACCCGCTTTAACTAAGGGTACAGCATATACATTTACATTAGGAGCTAATGTTACTTGGCAATCATATTGGGATAATCCATCTAGTTTATATCTAACTTACGAAACGCCATATAACTACTCAGGATCTTATGCAGGTCAACCTAAAAATGCATCTGGTAGTTTTTCATTTCCAGCTACAAATCAAAAGTTTGTTACAGCTAGTTTAATAAATGACGACTATAAATGGTCAGTAAATGGAGCGTTTGATGATGATAATCTCCAAAATCCACATATAATATTTACACCTGCAGTAGACGTTGCTATAAGTGAAAGTTTTGTAAGAGTGGTAGGTGAGTTAGATTTTGCAATAACTATATCAGATTAAAAGCTTCTCAAAGTAATGCACAGGAGGCTTGGCTACCCGAGATAGGGTTCGTATATTTACCATGTTGTAATAATGAAGTTGCAACACTAAATAAAAATAAAGGTTATGTCAAATTTAAACGAAGTGTTAGAATTCATTAAAAATTCAGATTTACAAGAATTTAATAAAATTAAAAATGCAGTTTCTATTAGAAAAACAGAACTTGCCTATGATGCTAAATTATCATTTAGAGTAGGAGATACAGTTGGTATTGATCATAAAAAAATATCTCCTAGTGAAACATTTAGAGTTATTAAAATTAATGCTAAAAATATTAAAGTTCAAGGTGATAGAGGTTCATATACAGTTGCACCAAGTTTATTAGTAAAAAAGTAATTGAAAGTAATGCACGGGAAGCTTGGCTTCCCAAGCAGCCTTTCGTATATTTAGGTATAAATAAATAATTAATTAAATAAATAAAAGTTATGTTAGATTTACAAAAAGTAGAGTTTATGAATAAGAAGGAAATGAGTGAAATTGCTCCAAGTATTTTCACAATGAAACCTTCAAATGAAGTTACAGAAAAATATACACACATTCCAACTGAAAAAGTTATTGATGATATGGAATTGTTAGGATGGGGTGTTGTTGATGTTAAGCAAGTTAAAGCTAGAACAGCAAAAACACAAGGTGTTCAAAAGCATTTAGTTGTTTTTAGAAATAATGATGTTGTTATTAATGGTGAAGATGGAGATACAGTTTTTCCTCAAATCGTAATGACTAATTCTCATGATGGTAAAAATGCTTTCCAATTTACAGCTGGATTATTTAGAATGGTTTGTGAGAATGGATTAGTTATTTCAGATACTCAATTTGATGATATTAAAATGCGTCACATGGGTTATACGTTTGAAGATTTACAAGTGTTAATTAAGGATATAGTTGAGAAATTACCTTTAACTGTTGATTCAATGAATAAAATGAAAGCAGTTGAATTAGAAGAAGAGCAAATGTTTAATCTTGCTAAATCATTTCTTGATATTAGAGTAGAAGGTACTCAGAATACTTATGATAACCAAGCAATTGAGGATGTTTTAAATGTTCAACGTAAAGCAGATGAAGGAAATATGCTTTGGGAAGTATTTAATAGAATTCAAGAAAATATCATTGATGGTAATTTTGAATATAAAACACCATCAGGAAAATTACGTCAAGCTAGAATTATTAAGAATTTCAAGCAAGACCAAGATGTGAATAAAAAAATGTTTAGTGAAGCATTAAAATTAGTAGCATAATGAAAAAGTTTATTTACATAACCTTGATAAGTTTCCTTTGGGCATGTAGCCCAGAGGAGCTTATTAAACCCTACCCTTGTGTAGACGGAGATTGCAATGCTAGATTTTATCTTGATGAACAAGTTCAACCTAATGCTTATCAAGATGCGAATGATTACTGGCATATTGAGTTTTATGGCCCTAAATATTTTACTATTAGAGGTGAATTAGACCAATTAGCAGATGAATATGTTATTAACAAAGTTCCATTAATAGAAACGATATATGACTCAGATTATTGGATAGCTTTTGACTCATTAACATTTACTGTGCCAATTTATTCAGTATTAAGCTGGTTTTCTAATGGAGATTGGAATAATTTAATACCAGTTGGCAATAACGAATATACTCTTACAGATATAGCACAAATCCAACCACCTTTAAATATAGCTGGTTATCAAATACAGAAAAATTTCTGTTGGGAATGTCCATATGCTGAGACTTTAATTGGGACTAGAAGTAAATATAACTATAATCCTAGACAACAGTTTTATTTAGATAATACTATGGTAGGAGATACATTAAAAATTATGACTAAAACATTGTTTAATAATGATGTTGGTGAAAGAGTCGAAATTGAAAATGAATTTAATATAATTGTACACTAATGGAAAGACTTACAATAGAACAATCAAAAGAATATATACCAGTAAAAGAAAATTACTCAGATACAAGTATTGAAGCAGCAGAATATTTTACTTTAACACCAGCTAAAGATGGTTGGGAAAATGTTACTTATTATACTGCTAAAAAGCGTGGTATTTATAATAAGAAAGGTGAAGGTGATCAGTGGGTATATGTTTTAAGAAATAGTAGTATGCCAGGATTATATAAAGTAGGATATACAAAACTTACACCAGATGAGCGAGCAAAACAGCTTTCTAATGCAACGGGTGTGCCAGTTCCATACGAAGTAGCATGGGCTTACCGTTGTTTTAACGGCGAACTATTGGAAAGCGAAGTACATCATGCAATGAAACCGTATCGCGTTAATAACCAAAGAGAATTTTTTAGAATTCGATTAGGTGATATACAAGAAATAGTAGAAAAAATAGGTAAACAATTTAAATAAATAGTTATGAATAGTATAGAACAAAGATTTAAAGATATTAATGAAAATAAAAATAAAATGTATAACAATATGAATATTACAAGTGAACAACCTCAAGAACGTGATCCTAGAGTTGAATTAGTTAATGACTTAATGGCAGTTTCAACAATAATGGAGGATTATTACAGGTTTCACCCCGCAAATCCTAAACAAGAAAATGTTGTTGAGGAATATGCTAAATTGGAAGCAATTAAAGATCAGATTGAAGTAGATATAAATAAATTAGATGTTAATAGTAAAAGTTAAAAAAGGACAAAAAATTGAGCAAGCTCTTAAACAGCTAAAACGCAAGTTTAGAGATACTGGTACTCAGAAAAGTATTAGGGATAGGAAAGAATTTGTTAAACCTAGTGTAATTAAGCGTAGACAAAAACAAAAAGCTCAATATATCCAAAAACTTAGGGACCAGGAAAGCGATTAGTCAATATGTATAATAAATTGATATTATGTACATATATAACGCAAAATGTGTCAGAGTAGTTGATGGTGATACCATTGATGCAACCATTGATTTGGGGTTTGATACCTGGAAAAAAATTAGAATCAGATTAGTCGGTATGAATGCTCCGGAATCAAGAACCAGAGATTTAGAAGAAAAAGCTAGAGGCCTAGCCGCAAAAGCATTTCTTAAAGATATTTTGGGTAAGCACGATAATGATTTTATATTACACTCCCAAGGTGTAGGTAAATATGGTAGATGTTTAGGCAATCTATTTTTAGGAGAGAAAAACGTTAATGATTTAATGATAAGTGAAGGACATGCAGTTGAATACCAAGGTGGAAAAAGATGATAGACAAAGATAAAATGTTTCAATTATTTGAACAACCTGAAGATAAGGGTGATGGTAAAGAATTAATCACTATGACTGATTCTGTATTAGATGAACCATTTACTAAATTAGGTATGTTCACGAAACTTATTATTAACCACAATGTATTTCACATGAAATTAGAAAAGTTCCTCAAATCTGAAAAACCAGACTATGATGTGAATGAAGCTAGAAAAGCATCTGAATTTACTGTATTTAATCGTGCTTGGTTTTATATATCTTCAATTGATATGACTGATAGAAATCATTTAGAGGCAATTATGGATTTTAAAACAAAACCATTTGTTACTTCATTAAATCAAGCTATATTATATTTTCAAGGACCGGATGTAGAAGAATATGAAAAATGTGCAAAGTTATTAAAAATAAAAAACTTTAAAAGAGATATTGAAAATCCCGTGTCTATTTAAAATCCTTTTGGTACCTTGGAATCACAGGGTTTAGGGAAAAATGGGAATTGAAACAAAGGCACCAGGGGATAAAGGGATTAAACGTTACAAATATAAATAAATAATAAAAGTTATGAAACTAACAGCAGAACAAATCCAATCAAATTGGGAAACATTCAACAACAACATCAGCGATCATATTACAGGCGATCGTAAACAAAAATTATTAGACTTCTATAAAAAATATGAAGAACGAATAATATTAATGCCCGCATCACATAAAAAAGAATACCATTCAGCATTTCCAGGCGGATATGTTGACCATGTAAATAGAGTTGTTGATGCATCTTTAAAAATGTATGGTGTTTGGGAACAGTTTGGAATGGATACATCTACATTTACTATTGAAGAATTAGTTTTCTCTGCTATTAATCATGATTTAGGTAAAATGGGTGATGCTCAAAATGAATCTTACATCCCTCAGACTGATCAGTGGAGACGAGATAAATTAGGTGAAGAATATATGCATAACAAGAAAATTGCTTTTGCTGCTGTACCTGATAGAGGGTTATTTTTACTACAATCCCACGATATCAAATATACATTTAATGAGATGCTAGCTATCCAAACACATGATGGTTTATATGATTCGGCTAATGAAAAATATTTAAAATCATTTATGCCAGAAACAAAACCTCGCACATCTCTACCATTCATTTTGCACCAAGCTGATATGATGGCCGCACGTATTGAATTTGAAATTGAATGGCTCCCAAAGTTTTCACAAAATAGCGTGGCTGCGCCAAAAAAGAATTATACATTGACGTCAAATAAGAGTACTAAATCAAAGGCACTAAATACAATATCAAGCCCTGGTTTAAAAAATATGTTAGATAGTTTATGATTATAACAATAATAATATTAAGCATTTCAGTAGTAGTTTTAGGATTTACTACGTGGAATTTACTTCGCAAAACTGAGAAGCAAGAAGATATTATTCTTCAGTATGATAATTATATAACAGAATTTAATAAACAAATTGAGATTGCAGACGATCGTCTAAAAAAGATAGACGAAAAAGGGACATTTAAGAGTGATGATGAAATTGGTTGGTTTTTCAAACAAATAAAGGTAATACAAGATGGTATCACGAGGTTTAAAATCAACTAATGGTAAAGAAAAGACGAAAAAAGAGTAAAAATTATTTTACTCAAGATACGGAGGACGCTATAGTTCTCTACAACAATACTAAAGACCCTAAAATGAGGAGTGATATATATGCTAAGCATATTCATTACCCCTATTTTAAGTTAACAGAAAATATTATCCATACTTTTAAATTTTACCATACAGAGGTAAGTAATTTAGAACATCTACAACATGAGATAATCACCTTTTTGTTATCTAAAATACATCTATTTGACCCAACTAGAGGGGCCAAAGCATATTCTTATTTCGGTACTATAGTTAAACGTTGGTTAATATTATACAATACTAAAAATTATAATAAAAAGGTAAAGAAGGTTGATGTTGATGTTTTAACAAAAGACACTTCTACTTACACGTATGAGCAAGGTGATTATGCTAAAGAAAAAGATGATTTAAGTGAATATATTGAATTATTTTTAGCACATACTACAGAGAATATATTTACATTATTTCCTAAGAAAAATGATGCTCAAATAGCAGATGCAATACTTGAATTGTTTAGGAAGAGAGAAACCATAGAGGTATTTAATAAGAAGGCATTGTATATATACATTCGCGAAATGGTTGATGTTAAAACACCAAAAATCACCAAAATAGCAGATAAGCTTCACGATATATTTAAATCTCAATATGTTTTCTACTTAGAAAATGGTTGGTGTAAGTTTTAACACTTATTCTATATCCATATTTATAATAAAAACATTATGGGAGCATTAGATAACGTAGTATTTGGTAAGAAAAAATTCTCTGATATATTAAGCGAGATTTACGATAACCAAACAGAAAAAAAGAAACAAATATCTGGATTAATTTCTGAATTAAAACCACTTATATCTGATATAGGTGATGCTACTTTGATTGTACCATTAATTAAAGAATACCTAGAAATTGGTGTTCGAAACGATGAACAATTAATTAAAATGGCTACAATAGTTCAAAGAGTAGTTAATAACTCTAACAGTGATGATGGCCTAGGCATATCAGAAGCAGAAAAAGACGAACTATTAGCTGAATTAGATAAGCTAAATACAGATTTTCCAGATAAAAACGAAAAGTAATGGCTAATAACCCAATTACATCCTTATTTAGCAGTGCAGGTTCTTTTGGTAATAGATCAGATAGTGCAGCAGGAATTGATGAATTAAG